TCCTGTGAATAGAGACCGCTGCAAGCAGCCGGGTACCAGAGTCGCGCCGCCTGGCAGCCTGCCGTCTTCCGGAGCATCGCCCGATGGTTCTTTGAGTTGTGGCCGGCCCACTTCATCATATCGTTTTTTGCATCAGTCACAGTGTAAGTGAAGCGAAGCTCCTGGCCGTAGCTCTTCTTCTTCGTGACGTATGTCACGCCGTCTGGTGTCTCCTCGACCATTTCGAGGTACACGCAGTCAGCGTCCCTCTTCGCCATTGCGATGAGGAAGTGAGCGCTGGGAGACGGTTTGCCTTCGATGATATGGAAGTTCTGGCAGCTCACCTGTGGGCTGATTCCAAGCTCTAGCCCAAGCATCATCACAGTGAAGATTGCCTGAGCGCTCCCGAACTTCTTCCCGTACAGCCCGCCGTCGTGGAAGTTTCCAGCAAGCTGCTTCATGAGCGCGTATTTCGCTGAAGTCAGGTACATCCCAGGCCTAAGCTCGATAGCGTCGTCCCGTGACTCCGCCCTAACGATGGCAGCCAGGGCCGGACCGCGCGCTTCCCTCATATCATCGTCAGAAATCATCGGTGGCTTTGATGGTGGCTTATCTTGCTGATTAAGCTTGTATCCGCGGTACTCATTCAACAACTCTGGCAAACCTTCCTGGCCGCGACCGCCAACGTGTACGGGCCCTCCGTTCTCACTCATGTCGCCGCCTGAATGGCCGATGGCCTTTTTTATAAGGCTTAACTCCGACTTTGTGAAACCAATACCAGTGTGGTCTTCGACGCTAATCGATTCGTTCGATGTTGAATGGTCCATGCTCTTAGGCTCCTCTTTTGTGTGTGGTTTCTCTGTCACTTCGACAGCATCGTTCAGTTCAATCAACTTGCGGCTCATGATGATTTGCTCTCTGTTTGCTCGGATGGTCTCGACCAGCTTCGGGGTGCACCCGATAGGAAGCAGCCCCTTGTCGATGAGCTGGAAAAGATTGACAAGCCCGCCAGTCCCAGCGATGATTTTCGTCGCCGTCTTTGCTCCGATACTTGGGCAGCCGGGAATGTTGTCAGACGAATCCCCGACTAGCGCAAGCCAGTCGCCCAGTATCGAGGGCGAGACGCCGAACTTCTCGATGACTTCAGTCTCTCCCCTCACGCTGAAGTCGAAAGTAGAAACAACGGTCACCTTGCTGCTTACCAGCTGAAGCAGGTCCTTGTCGTTCGTGTAAATGTCCCACTCTTCGCCGTCCTTCACGAGCGTCGCGATAACGTCGTCGGCCTCGTGCCCCTGCGACTCGACAATCGAGAACCCAATACCTCGGGCCCGCTCCTGAAGACGCTTGTATTCTTCGTGGTAGACTATCCCCGCACCGTCCCTGTTTGCCTTGTACTCGGCGAACACCTTCTTCCTCTCGTACGGCGGCTTATCGATGGCGCAATACAGCGCGCTATACTTCTCGCCGTGACGCCCATCCTTCACCTTCCAAAGAGCGTCCAGAGACTTCTCAAGCATTGTGGACAGTGGCTGCCCCTCGCTGCCGTGCCAAAATGTCCGGCTCAGGTGAGCCAGGTCAACGATTGCCTTGTGTGCCATTTCGGGCACCTCCTTTCTTTCTGAAGATACACTCCCACACACACGGCGGGGGCGCAAGAAAAAAAGACTACCAGTGTCGCAATTCGTGTGTTATACGATAGGCATGTCAAAACTAAGGAAAGACCGGCAACTCAACGAAATGGAAGCCCCAGCGCTATTAAAGGCCTGGAAAAGGGAAAGGGAATTCACCACCGAGCTGGTTGCGGAGATACTCGGCGTCAGCTGCCAGTCAGTGAATCAGTGGTTTGCTCGGCGAGCCCGGCCCAACACCTACATGCAATTCATGATTGAAGAGCTGACCGGCAAAGAGGTTCAACCAATCCACTGGCTCTCCGGGGAGGAGAAGGCGGTACTCATGGGATTCAAGCGCCAGGTTCGGCGCCTGAGAAACGCGGAAGTAAAGCCACCTCCTTCAGTGCTTGATAAAGTAGCGGGGCGCCTTTGAGAGTCTACGAGTGGGACAGGGACTGGGAGGAAGTCCTGGCCAAGCATCGGACGTCGAAGTTCGTCTCGATTGACCCTGGTAAGTACGGGGCCCTTATCTCGGAACGCGGCTTTGCCTGCAAGCTTGACGAAGACATGAGCATCTTCAATTTCGACCTAACCGTCATTGAAGGGCAGTACGTAGGGGTCAACCCCAAGTCTGCTCTTCGTCTAAGTTTCGGGGCCGGGGTTCTATGTGGTCAGCTAGGGAGGGATGTTTTGGTTGTCCCTCCGGTTGTGTGGCAGTCGTGCGTGCTACCTCAGGTTAAGGGTCGCTCTGCTCTAGCCGCTGAGGCAGCTAAGCTAGCCGAACACCACCTTGGCACCAATATGCCCAAGTGGTCAAACAAGGCACTAGAGGGCGTCCATTCTGCAATGTGCATCCGGCAGTGGTGGCTCTGGGCGCGCGAATTCGCTGACGGTGAGGCCCCATGAAAGCAGCAGTATTATCGAATAGCCTTATTGGGAGCATGAGCAGGAGCTGGAGCGAGAGCTGGGCCTGGAGCGAGAGCGGGGGCAGTAGCATGTTCTGGAGCTGGAGCGAGAGCAGGAGCGAGAGCAGGAGCGGGAGCTTGAGCAGGAGCAGGGGCTGGAGCTTGAGCAGGAGCTGGAGCTGGAGCGGTTTTCTATGAAAGCGACTCACCTAGAAAGGCACAAGGTCATCGGAAGCTGGTCCGGGAGCTATAGCTATAGCTCCGGGTACTCTCTCAGTGTGTCCAGGTGCTTGCTTAATGGCATGCTCCAAAAGTGGGCAATGAGCTGGAGCAACAATGGGCGCTCACGTAGTTGGAGCCGCTGCCGGTGGGTGGCAAGATAAGTGACGTAACGTTACGTCACGCGTGACAAGAAAGTGGGAATGTAATGTCTGGATTCGTGAAGGTGTACGAAGAGATTCTTGATAGCTCGATTTGGGAGGAGGACCTGGCGACCAGGATTGTCTTCCTGGCCTTGATGGTGCGCGCAAAGCCGCCGTTCGGGGTGGCGCCCGTGTCGGTCTGCGCGGTCGCGCGGCTGGCCAACGTGACGAAGGAGCAGGCCGCCCACGCGCTTGAGCGGCTCTCCTCGCCTGACCCTAATAGTAAGTCAAAAGAGCACGAAGGCCGCAGAATCGAAGTCGTTGATGGCGGGATTAAGGTCCTCAATTTCGAGCGCTACCGGGCTGGTAGGCCGGACAGTAGTGGAGCGGAACGGCAGAGGAGATACCGCGAAAGGAAGCTCAACGAAGTGAGCGCTGAAGAGAGTGACGTAACGGAACGTCACGTTACGTCACCTGCTTCTGCTTCTGCTTCTGCTTCTGACTCTGCTTCTGACTCTGAGAAGAAGCAAAAACGGAAGCGTCCGTCAGTTCCAATCCCGGATAGCTGGGCCCCAGAGGCAAAGCACCAGGACAACGAGTCGATACTTCGTGAAGCCTACATGTTCAGAAACCATGCGTTGGCTAACGATCGCAGGTGCGTGGACTGGAACCGCGCCTTCGATAACTGGCTAGTGAAAGCCAAGGGGTTCGCCAGTAAGCAGCCCCCAACGGCGCCAAACTGGGCAGTAGCTAGGGCTATCCGCATGCGTGAGGAAGGGGTGGGCCATGAACCAGCTTCAATCCTCTGAGCTATTCGCCGTGCTCGTGAGCCTGTGGCCGAACAACAAGGCGACCGAGGCGACCGCTAGGCTTTACGGCGAGGCGCTAGCGGACCTTGACTTTGAGGTCGCCAGGCGGGCCGTGGCGCGTCTTGCGCGCATTGCCAAGTGGTTCCCCACCGTGGCAGAGATACGCGAGCAGGCGACGGATTTGGAGCACGGCGGGCCACGTATGGGCCTTGAGGCCTGGGGCGACGTCGTCGCGGCCATCCGTCACACGGGCTCCTATGGGGTCCCGACGTTCGACGATCCTCTTGTAGCCGATTGCGTCAGGGCCATGGGCTCATGGCGGGATATCTGCTTGTCGACCAACGACACGGCGGACCGGGCTCGGTTTATCGAGCTGTACAACGGGCTGGCAAGCCGAAGCAGGGCGGACGCAGTCGCCGGAGCTAAGCTAGCGTTGCCGTCACCAAACAAGGCGTTACGTAACGTTACGTCACGTGACGTCGCGGCGCTCTTAGCGGGGGTAGGCAAATGAAAGCAGCAGTATTAGCGAAGAGCCAGAGCTGGAGAGGGAGCAGGAGCGGAGGCAGGAGCAGATGCTGGGGTTGGAGCATGTGTTTGAGCTGGAGCTGGAGCTGTAGCTGGAGCTGGGGCTCGACGAGCTGGAGCTGTAGCTGGAGCAGGAGATGGAGCTGGCCATGAAAGCAGCAGGGCTATCAATGAGCGGGAGCAGGAGCAGGGACGGAAGCTGGAGTAGGGGCTGGAGCGAGAGCTGGAGCAGGAGCTGGAGCTGGAGCGGTAGCGGTAGCGGTAGCGGTAGCGGAAGATGGAGCTGGAGCGGGAGCGGGAGCGGAAGCTGGAGCGGGAGCGAGTTATGAAAGCGGGATACATGAAAACGAAAAGAGCGAGACCGTCTAGGAAAAGCAGGGCTGGCAAGAGAAAGCACGCCCATGTGGTGATGGCTGGGTACTACCCGGAGGTGAACAGATACGAGCTTTTGCACCCCAGGTGTGAATCGTGCCAGAAGCCCTACAAGGGTGTGATGTTCCAGACCAAGTGTAGTCGCCCGGGATGCGCGAAGACTTCCCCAAAAACATTCCTTAGGGGCGAGCGGCGCGGCACGTTGACCGTTGCCCAGTACGCCGGTAACGGCCCATACTGGCGCTGTAAGTGTGACTGTGGGAGTACGGTGGTAAAGAGCGAAGCGGAGCTAAGCGGAAAGCCATCATGCGGGCGCGGCTGTCAGCTGGCAGGGGCTTCCCCATGAACGCGGCCCGCCGCCATCGTCGGACTGGTGTTGACTACGTGTGCTGGTCTAGTAGCGGGTTCCAGGCCAACAGCTGGACCCCAAGCGGACGGTACAGCGGAGACTTGAGTTTCTGCGCGAGTAGGCTTTGCTATCTTGGGGAAAGCCTATGCTGGACCAACGGTTGGAGGACTGTTTTGTGACCGGTTTCAAAGCGCCCAAACTGGGCCCGCTGGACTATGTGAACCACAAGTTTCGATGGTTGTCTGATGAAGAGGTTCTAGAGGCGGCGAGCATCGTGGACCCAATGAAGGAAGAGTACGAGTCTTGCACGGCTCGCCAGGTGAACTTTTGTTACGAGCTTATCGTTGCGAACCGCTTCGTCCCGGGTAAGACCATCAAAGAGCTGGCGGTCATCTGGGGCGTGTCGGTAGACGCTGTGAAGCGGCACTCTTCGGAGGCCTATCGGCGCCTGAAAGCTGACATCCGTGACCCCGAGGAGATACGAGGCGCCATCATCCAGCGTCTTGATACGGTCATGTCGATGGCCATGAACCACAAAAAGCCCTATCTTACGAAGGAGGGCGAGGTTATTTATGCCGATGAGCCCAACTACAACGCCGCGGTCGCTGCGGCGAAGGAAATCAAGGCCCTGGTTGGCTTAGATATCCGGAAGATAGAACACTCCCACAAAGAGTACGAAACAGCCGACCTTCCAGAGCTTCTGGAACACTGGCGCAAACACAAGGAAGCAAAGAGGCTAGAAAATGAACGACCACGAACAGGCCAACTTGGACCAGCTGGAGCAGTTGGAATCGGAGCTGGAAATCTCAGAGGAAAAAACAGAGGGACGAAGGTACCTATCGATATTCAAGCCGACGGTTCCGGTGATCCTCCTGTCAGCGACCCCGAGACATAAATTCGAGCCCAAACTAGACGGGGTAGAGTCAATCTACGAAGAGAACGGCTCAATCATCATCCGGATGACGAAGGAATCCAACACCCCTCACGTGCTCTTCTGCGCGGGTGGTTACGGGATGTTCCGTGATACCGTTACCGGCTCCGCTCCTAGACGCATGAAGGCCCGCCCCCCTCTTGGGATTACTCCGAAGGAACCCTTCGGCGGAAAGGTGAAGAAATGATTCAGCTGCTCAAACTCTTGGCCCGCTTCGGGAAACACGCCCGTCCCGCTCTAATCGCTGCGCTAGAGGCGCTCCTGAACGGCGACCTGGACACCTTCACCAAAGAGGGGGCGAAGGCCGCTCGCATTGCGGGCGTGAAACTAGCCGCTGAGGAATACCTCAGGAAGCACGCGCATGATTGACGAAGCCGAGCTTCGGGAACTCCTCGACGAGAACCCGGTGCTCGGCCGGGCCATCCTGCAAAAACTGCGCGCCGAAAAAGCCTCTAGGGATGAGCCGCCTTACGTCGCCGCTCTCTTCGGGGCGCAGAAGCGCTTCTTCCTCGACCCTTCCAAGAAGAAGGCTGCGGTCTGCTCACGTCGCGCCGGCAAGACCGAGTCAATCGCTGCTTGGCTACTCGAAGGAGCGCGTGACTCGCCTGGCGAAAAGTCGGTCTACATCGCCCTAAGCCGCAACAGTTGCCGCATGATTCTCTGGGCGACCCTCCAGGCAATCTGTAGGCGCCATTCTCTGCCACTGAAGTTCAAAGAGCGGGACAACCAGCTAGTTGTCGTGACTGAGAACGGCCACGAGATATGGCTGGCAGGCTGCAAGGACTCGGCCGAAATCGAGAAGTTCCGAGGGCTCAAACTGAGGCGCGCTGCAATCGACGAAGGCGCCAGCTACGGCCCCTTCCTTCGCCAGCTCGTTGAAGACGTACTAGAGCCAGCCTTGGTGGACCTAAACGGGGACATTGCCATCATCGGGACCCCAGGCGTTGCCCCGACGGGTTACTTCTACGAGATAACGACCGGGGGCGGATTTTTGCGCGGAGGCAAATCCGCCGCAAAGTGGGCAACCCATTCTTGGAGCATCATCCAAAATCCCTACATCCAGTTGAACCAAATCCTCCCAGAATTTCGCTATAGGGAGATTTTAGCGGCTAACGAAGAGGGCTATGTGAACCAGCGCGCGGCTGGCTACCTGGCCGAAAAACTTGAGGACAACCGGTGGACAGAGGACAATCCCACATTCCGCCGTGAGTGGCTGGGGCAATGGGTCCTCGACGGCGCTGCTCTGGTCTACCCATACAATCCAACCATCAATGAGCTCTTCGCTAAGGACCTGCCAGAGGACGGGGCCTGGGTCTACGCGATAGGCGTTGACGTGGGGCACCAAGAGCCCACGGCTTTCGTTGTCGGTTGCTACCGAAGGGGACACCCCGAAATCTATCTAGTCCATGCTGAGAAGCACGAGGGGATGATTCCGTCGGCCGTGGCCGTCCGGATTATCGCCCTAAAGAAGAAGTTCCGGGCTCAATTGGTAGTCATGGATACGGGCGGAATCGGTAAGGGCTACGCCGAAGAATGTTCCCAGAGGTACGGGGTGAGCATCCAAGCAGCCGAAAAGACGAAGAAGCTCGCGTTCATCGAAATCATGCGAGGCGAATTGCTCTCAGGAAATCTCAAGGTTGACCCTAGGGAGGCAGCGGAACTAGTCCTCGAATGGCAGAATCTAGTTTGGGACGAAAAGAAAGCGGAGCCGGACTCTTCGTTTGAGGACCACTTGAGCGACGCCGCGCTCTATCTGTTCCGGGCCTTGATGCCTCACTATGTCCCGATGTTAGTTCGTAGCGCCCCCACTGAAGAAGAGAGGGCAGTCAAGCTAGAGCAGGACCACAGAAACAAGCTCAAGCGCCGCTTCCTCGGCCGTTCAGGACGAAGAGCGGCGCTCAAGCAAGCCCTGCGCGACGCCAAAGCCGGCCGGGACATGTACTAGTCCAGCCCGAAGAGCCAGAACACGCAGAAAGCCACCAAGAAAAACAGACCTAAAAACATACCACCTCCGAAAATCCCAAACACGCAGAGACAAATTCCCACCAAAAAAGCCAGTAGACGCACCTAAGCGGCCCCCTTCTGGGCCGCCAGGTGGTCCCGAAGCATCTTGCACGCGACCCGGGCGGCCATGTAGCACTGGGCGATTTTGGCCGGTTCAGTCTCAAGGATGCGCGCCTGGTAGGCCAGCTCATAGCCTTGGAAGGCCAACTCTTGCCCGGTAGCATCTTCCGGGTCGATGCGTTCCTCTAGTCGCTCTAAATCCTCCCGGATTTTCGCATAGACGTCTTTCATGGTTCCTCGTCGATGGCAGGAAGCTCCGCCCAATGCGATACGGTAAACCGGTCGCTGTAGTGGTCAAATTTCCCGGTATAGCTGCCCCAATCATGGCTTTCGTTGACGCTTAGGTCGCTTGATTTCTGCCAGTACCCATCCGGGTGACCATTCCACCCGCCCTCGCCGTCGGGCTCTGCATCGGCGTCCCGCCAAGCGAATTCACTCCACTCACCCGATCCATCGGACCAGACAAGCCGCAGTAAGCAATCCCGTTTCGGGCCTACGTTGTCCCATGCATGCGCCTTCATTTCTTCCCTTTCCTTTCCTGCCCGATGTAGTCGCTAATCCTGCGGACCTTCTCCGCCGCCTCTCGACGCCTGGCAGCTCGCTCAAAGGCGTCGAAAACCCACACAAAGGCCCAGAAAAACGTCAATAGAGCCAAATCCATTAGCAAAAATTGCGTGATAGTCATCCCGTTTTTCCTACCTGAAAGTGTGCGCAAAACGCATCCGACAAGCGCCCCTCGATGCTCGCTAAAGCGCCCTGAATTTCGGCTCTAGAGTCCTCGGGCAGAGTCCCGGTTCCCTCAAGTGCCGCCGTCGCAGTCTGTAGCACCCGCATTGCATCTTCAATGTCTCGCCTAGCTATAAGCATGACGGTTTCCCTTTCTTCGATAAGCTCTAGCGCGTCGCCTGCCACGAGTCGCGCGGTCCTGTCGGAAGTGTCACTGTAAAAGTCAAACACTATCCGCGCCAGTTCCCGGATTTGGTCCTCTGTTCTATTCATCGTTTTCTTCTTCCTCAGCGACTAACTTCGGCGAGACAATGCGGTCTTCTGATAGGTCCTTGCGGATAGTCATCCGAGCAAGGCCTTCCTCCGTGACAATCGAGCACCCATGCCTAGTGCTGCTATGTGATAGCCATTCCACGGCGCCCGCAAAATCCAAGCCCCGAACGAGC